GCGGTAATATTATCGGGTGTGTTTTTAGTTTTATTTGGTATTGCTTTGGAAAACAGAGGTAAATAATGCTAGGCCGATTGCTTAAAAGACAAATACAACCTTCAATGGTTTATACATCACAAGGTTATATTGATTCTCTAGGTCGCGTTGGTAGATTCTTTGAAGGCAATTGGGCTGGTGCTTATGTAGATCAAAATACTGCATTGGGCATACCTGCAATTTATCGCGGAATAACTTTAATTAGTGATGCCATTGGTGCTTTACCGCTTTGCGCATACCGCAACAAACGCAAGGTTATGCCAACGCCACAAATTTTAATGCGCCCAGTGCCAAATGAAACAAGAATGGAAACAATTAGCGCAATGGCCGCCGCTTTAATTGTTCACGGTAATTACATTGCAGTATTGGGTGAACCTGGTTCTAATGGATTACCTGATTCAATTTATCCTGTGTCACCTGACCGCGTGCAGGTAGCAAAAGAAAATGGCCGTGTTATTTATAAGATTGATGAAAAATCTTATGATCAATCAGAAATTATGCACATTAAAAATTTTACAATGCCTGGTGATTTAGTTGGTAAAGGTATTCTTGCCGTTGCTAAACAAGCATTAGGTAAAGAAATTGCAATCAATGAATATGCCGCAAGATATTTTGATGGTGGCGTAAATCCTACCGCCGTTATTAAATCGGCCAATCCGGATTTAACACAAGAAGAAGCGGATGCGTTAAAAAGCGCGTGGATGGCAATGTATTCATCACGCAACAGATCACCTGTGGTTATGAACTCATCTACTGACTTTGAAGTGTTAAGTAGCAACGCGGCTGAATCTCAATTAGTTGAGGCACAAACAGCCGGATTAACAGAGGCGGCAAACATTTTAGGGTTGCCGCCTTACTTCTTAGGTTCACCAAATTCTAGCCGCACTTACTCAAATGTTGAACAAGAAAATTTACAATTGGTTAAGTGGTCAATACAACCAATAGCCGAAAGAATAGAAGCGGCATTTTCTGATTTATTAGTTAGGGGTCAGGTTGCCGCATTTGAATATGATTCACTATTAAAAACTGATACTGCAAGTAGATATGATGCTTATGCAGTGGCTTTGTCTAATGGCTTTTTAACTGTTGATGAAGTAAGAAATTATGAAAACCTTGATCCTATGGATTATGAAGAAGATATGAACCCTGAAGTTGATACTTCATTACAAGATAATGTTCAAGATACAGTAGAGGATAATAACTATGTCTGAAGAAAAAATGGAAAACAGAAATTATTCTGTTAATTTAGAGTTGCGTGCTAATAGTGATGGCCGCACCATTTTTGGTATTGCCGTACCGTATAACATAGAACAACGCATAACTAGCACCATGGTTGAAGTTTTTAGAAAAGGTGTTTTTTCAGAAGTTATTAAAGCACCACACCGCGTTAAACTTCTTAGGGGTCATGGTGAAAATAATGTGTTAGGCCGTGCCACATTATTAAAGGAAACAGATAATGGCCTTTATGCTGAATTCAAAATATCAAAAACACGCGCCGGTGATGAAGCATTAGCATTAGTGCAAGATGGTGCATTGGATCAATTAAGTGTTGGATTTATGCCAATCAAGAATAAGAAAAGACCTGACGGTGTAATGGAAAGGCTCAAAGCGCATTTAGCAGAAGTATCACTAGTTACCTTTGGTGCTTATGGCGAAATGGCAAGTATTACCGGCATGCGTGAAGGCCAACCACAATTAACCCCTAGACTAGATGAGGCAAGGAAGATATTAGATGCCATACAGCGTAGTAAGTAATCATCCCGATTGTGAAGGCTATGCAGTTGTAAAAACTGCTACTAATGAGGTAATGGGTTGCCATAAAACTCAGGCTCAGGCTGATGATCAATTAACCGCAATCAACATTTCAGAATATGGTCAAAACCGAAATGAAATCAATGATGTGGTTGAAGAAAAAACAAGATTTAACACGGCCTTGAAAATACTAAAAGAATTAAAAAAAGATATATAATCATCACAAGTCGTAGAACACCTGACCCCGATTATTGGCGTGTCACACCTTCTCACTACAAAAACTACTAATAGGAGAACTATGTCAAATACATTTCTTACTTCTCTAAGAGAGAAGCGCGAAACAAAGACATCTCTAATTCAATCAACTTTAGATCGTGCCGCAGAAGAAGCACGCGATCTATCAGAAGTTGAGTTGGCTAATGTTGAAGCCCTTAACTTGGAAATCAAAAAGTTAGATGAAAGAATTGAGCAGATGTCAGATATTGAAATTCGCAACCAAAAGGCCGCAGATTTGGCCGCTAAGGTTGATGCGAATGTTGAGCCAAAGAAGGAAGTACGCGCAGGTGGCTTTACCGTTACACGCGAAGAACTAACTTACTCAGAGCGCACCGCAGATAAATTCTTAGGTGATGCACTAAAAGCACAATTTGCAAATGATTATGAAGCATCAGAGCGTATTCAACGCCACCAAAAAGAAATGGCCGTTGAAAAGCGTGCATCTGATTCAGGTAATTTTGCAGGCCTTGTAGTACCACAATATCTAGTTGATCTATATGCACCATTAGCACGCGCCGGTAGGCCGTTTGCTGATGCCGCACGCAAGCATCCACTACCTTCACAAGGCATGTCAGTAGTCATTAGTCGTATTACAACCGGTACAGGTGTTGCATATCAAACATCAGAAAATACTGCCGCAGTAAGCACTGATCCTGATGACACAACATTGACCGTAAATGTCAATACAATTGCTGGACAAAACAGCATTTCAAAACAAGCATTACTACGCGGATACAACATTGAAAACATTGTATTAGCAGATTTGCTACGCGCTTATCACACAAAACTTGATGATGCGCTTCTAAATGGATCAGGATCAAATGGACAACCATTAGGTCTAAAAAACATGACAACAGGTATTTTGGTTACTTACACAGCAACCACAGGTACAGTTGCAGGTCTTTATCCAAAAATTGCAGATTCAATCCAACAGATTCAATCTACAATTTATGCTAATCCAAACGCAATCATTATGCACCCACGCCGCTTAGGTTTCCTATTGGCTGGAGTAGATGGTTCAAACCGCCCATTAGTTGTACCACAAGCAAATAACCCAACTAACGCAATCGGTGTTGGATCAGGTACACCACAATACGGTAACAGTGGTTATCAAATACTTGGTTTACCAATTATTACAGATGCTAACATTGCAACCAATATTGGTGCTGGCACAAATCAAGATACAATCTTTGTGGTTGATCTTAATGAGTGTCATCTTTGGGAAGAAGCCGGTTCACCTACTTATGTTAAGTTTGAAGAACCAAATGGCAAGGTTGCAATCAACATTGTTATGTTTGGTATGTCAGCCTTTACATCACTACGCTACCCAGGCGCAATTGCTCAGATCAACGGTACAGGCTTAGCCGCACCAACCTTCTAAGCAAATAAGTTTCCAGGCCGCTACCCTTCCAGTGGCCTGGATTCTAACTATGATTGGTATTTAAAGAATGGAGTTTGTCTAATGTCCCAGGGCGATACAGGATTTGGATACCAATCATGGCTATAACAAATGGATACGCAACATTAACTCAAATTAAAAATTACATGTCTATATCGGATTCTACTGACAATGACTTGTTAGAAGATTTAATTGAATCAGCATCCAGGTCAATTGATCGGATTGCTAACCGTAGATTTTATTTAGATGCAACTGCATCAGCACGGCTTTACCGTGCCTACTCAGATATTTTTGTTTACATAGATGATCTTGGTTCTACAACAGATTTAGTTGTTAAAACCGATTCAAGCGGAAATGGCACATTTAGTAAAACTTTAACTTTAAATCAAGATTATATTTTAGACCCATTAACCGCACCATCTTTAAATCGGCCTTACACACAATTAACAATGGTGTCTAATACTGAAACTTGGCCAATATTTCCAGGGCTAACACAAAATGGATTACGCCCAGGCGTTCAAGTAACTGCAAAATGGGGTTGGCCTTCAGTGCCGGATGATTTAAATATGGCCTGTTTAATCCTAACTGCCGATCTATACAAGCGTAAGGATGCGCCGGGTGGCATTTTAGGGTTAGGTGATTTAGGCGTGGTTAGAATGTCGCCAATTGGCAGAGATGTAACCGCTATGGTCAGAGCGTATAAAAAAGAAGTTATTGCATGATTCCTAGCACCGTTAGGACTAATTTAAAAACTGCCCTAAGCACAATTACTGGTATGCGCGTTTTTGATTATGTACCTGATTCTACAAATATACCAACTAACAATGCTTTTGCAATAGTTGGCCAATTATCTATGAATTATGATTTTACTTTAAATAGAGGATTTGATTCTGCTACATGCCAAATAATTGTTGTTGTTGGCAGAATGAGTGAAAAAGATGGGCAATCAAGATTGGATGGGCTACTTGCTTCATCCGGTTCAACTTCAATTAAAGCCGCCGTTGAAGTTGATAAAACATTAGGTGGTGCTGTACAAACACTCAGGGTTGTGTCTGCAAGCCCTGGAACAATAACATCCGCTAATATTGATTACCTAAGTTATCAATATTCAGTAGAGTTGATAGGTTAGTACGAGAGGAAAAATATGGCCATATTTATGGGTAATAAAGTTGCCGTGATTGTTGGTACAACTACTATCACTAGTTTTGTCAGCACCGTCAGCCTTGCAAGAGAAATTGATCAGGTAGAAATCACCGCCATGAATGATACGATAAATAACATGATCGGCGGGATTGAACGCCCAACACTAAACCTGGAACTTTACAATGATTTTGCTTCATCATCTGTGAACTCATTGTTTGAAGATGCACTAGGTACAAAACTTAACATTAAGTTGATACCAGTATCAGGTACAGTAACCGCTACCAATCCTAGTTACACAATGTCATGTTTGATTTCATCCTGGATGCCGATTAACGGTGCTGTGGATGCAGTATCAAGCGTTTCTATCTCACTTCCTGTAACTGCATTAACAAAATCAACTAGCGCGTAAAAAGAAAAGGATGGGACAATGCACAAAATTGAAATTGTTAAAAAGGATGGTAAGAAATTAACCTATGATCTTACGCCATCTGCGAAGGTGGCTTTTGAAGCCGAATTCAAAACAGGTTGGCGTAAGAGATTAGGCGAACTACAAATGGAATCTGATTTGTGGTGGTTTGCTTGGCGTTTAGAAAAAGATGCCGGTAAAACCGATCTAGCCTTTGGTGATGATTATATCAATCAATATTCAGATATTGATTTGGCTTATGATTCAAAAAATGGATAGACCGACACGGCTCAATTTATGAAGTCGCTTCCGTGTCGGTGGCAACAGGAATCAGCCCTAAAGATTTGTTAGAAGTTGATCCAGCGATTTATTTAGCAATCAAAGCCATCTTGCAAGAAAAATATTACAACAACAAGAAGGCAACAGTTAGGCGGAAATAATGCAACCTAAGTATGCAGGATTACCTGGGCGTACAAGATCATTAGCCGCAGTGCCTTCAATCTATGTTGAAAATTTAGATGAACTACTTGCAACTATGAAAAAGATAGAACCTGATTTACACAAAGAATTTAGAAGGGAATTAACTAAATCTGTAAAACCTGTTGCAAAACTGGCACAAAGTTTTGTACCAAGTTCACCATTTCCAGGATGGCGTGATGTTGAACCTTCATACCCAACTACATGGGGATGGGCTAATGATCAATCACATAGGGGTAGAACTTATGGCGAAAGTAAAAGAAGCCGTTGGAAATGGTCGCAAACAGAAGTTATACGCGGCATAAGAGTTAGCGCGGCTAAAACGAAAGTTCAAAGAGTTAAAGGCACTACATTTTCTGTTACTGCATTAGCCGTAATTAACAAATCTGTACCAGGTATAATTTATGAGTTAGCAGGATTTGGTACATCAAAATCAAGAAGTAGAACTAGGCGTATTAGTCGTAACACTAATGCTAGTGAATCTTTTATTGGGAAATTACAAGGCACTGCTATTTCAAGTGGCTATAAAGAAAAAAGATTGATTTACAGGGCATCTCAACAATTAGGTGGGCAAGTAAATGATAATCTATACGGTGTGCTTAAAAAATATCTAGGCGAAAAATTTAGGGGTTAAACATGGCATTAAGTCAGTATGTTGCAATTAACTTCCTTACTAAGTTTGATAAAAAAGGTTTAGAGCGTGCTACAAAAGAATTAAAAGGTTTTGATAAAGTAGTTGCAACTGGCGCATTTAGATTGAAGACTTTTGCTAAAGCCGGTGGAATAGCCGCCGCCGCAGGCATGGCTATATTTGCAAAAAACTCTATTGAAGCCGCTTTAGCCCAGGAAAGATTAGATAAACAATTACAATTATCTTTAAGAAGTATTGGGCGAGAATTTGAGTTGCCAGGTGTTAAAGTTTTTATAGCCGATTTACAACGCGCCACAAATATTACAGAAGATCAATTAGTTCCTGCCTTGCGCCAACTTATTACTCAAACCGGGGATTTAGATACTTCACAAACTTTATTAAGTAAATCATTAGATATATCAGCCGGAACTGGGGCTGATTTGAATAGTGTGCTTGATGCTATAAATAAGGCGGCAATAGGTAACTATAAATCAATAGCCGCTTTAGGTGTTGGATTTACAGTTGCAGAAGCCAAATCAATGGGCTTTGTGAAGTTAATGCAGAGTTTAGATAAATATGCCGGGTCAGCCGAAGAACAAACTAAAACATTTGCAGGCCAATTAAAATCATTTAAGACTAGCGCAGGCGAAGCCACTGAAACATTGGGTCAGGGATTTATTACAGCCGCATCATTGATAGCAACTGGATCAGATCAATTAGATGTGTTTGGCTATAAATTAGAAAATGTTGCTACTCAATTTAGTGACATTATGGTTGGTACATCTAAATCTTTTGGTGATAAAGGCTTAGGTGGATATTTAGATGTAGCGATTGTTTTACTACAAGGCTTAGTTGGTGAATCAAGTAAATTACAAGATTTAGAAAAAGATGGTATTAAATTAAGGCAAGAGCGCATATTAAAAGAACAAGGTTTATACGGGCTATCCGGTTCAGTTCTTAGTGAACTTGAAAATCAAAGAAAAACATCAAAGAAGCAATTGACCTATGCTGAAATGTTAAAGAAAATTCAGGCTGATATTTTGGCTAGAGAAAAGAAATTAACAAGTGAAAAAACAGCGCAACAAGCATTAGACAAAAAGAAAAATGAACTAGCCGCTATGTTTGATATTGATAAAATTAATTTACAAGTTGCACTTAGCCGTAAATTATCCGGTGAGGATGAGTTGCGTGTAAAGATATTACAGAAGTTAGCAGATGGTACAAAAAATGCTATTGACGAAGCCGCAAGATACGCAGATATATTAAAGGTTATTGAAGATGGTCAAATCACAACAGGCGAAGTTGAAATGTTGGCTTCTAAATGGGGCGTTACAACTACTGAAGTTTTACTTTATATAAAGGCTTTGTTTGCCGCTAATGAAGAATTGCGCAAGATGTTGGCATTGTTAGATGAATTAAATAAAAAGAAAACTACTACAACAACCACATCTACCATAAAAGTTGAAACTGGTATATCAGGACAAGATAGATTGCCACCTGTTAATCCTTATGCAGGCACATATTATGGTGAAACCGGTAGAGATTTACCTTCATATTTAATGCCCAAAATGGCTGATGGTGGAATTGTAACTAAACCTACTATTGCTATGATTGGCGAATCCGGCGCAGAAGCGGTTGTACCATTAGATAAAATGAGTGGCATGGGTACTACTGTTAATGTAAATGTAGCCGGATCAGTTATTTCAGAAGGCCAATTACAATCTGTAATTCAGGATGCTTTGTATAACTTAAATAGATCAGGTGCAGTAACTCAATTAACTAATTTAGGAAGATAATGCCAGCCGCAATATTTAAGGCCGAAATTGATTTTTCAAATGGTGCATCTTTTGATCCGGCTTTAGTTTTAGATAATCCTGCAACGCCATTAGATGTAGCGGTACTAGGTACAGCCGCCGCCGACACAGTAGATATAACAGAGTTTGTTACTCAGTGTTATATCCGCCGTGCCTTTAATAGATCATCAGATTCATTTACAGGTGGTACGGCACGCATAACATTTGTGGATGAAACAGGTCAATTTAATCCAGCCAATACTTCATCAAATTTATACGGCAAGATTAAACCTATGCGCAAGATTCGCTTTACGGCTACATATAGTGGCTCAACATATAACCTGGGTTCTATGTATATACAAGAATGGAATTACCAAAGCCCTACTGGTTTTGATCCAGCCTATGTAACTTTATCTTGCGTAGATGGATTCCAATTACTTAACCTAACAACTGTTACATCTGTTACCGGTGGTACTGCCGGACAAACAACAGCCCAAAGAATTACAAGTTTGTTAGATGCCGGGGATTGGCCAGGCGGTATGCGTGATATTTCAACAACTGCAACTACAACAGTACAAGTTGATGATGGATCATCAAGATCATTATTGGGCGCATGTCAGGTTGTAGAGGGTACAGACCTGGGCGCGTTCTATATGGATCAACGCGGTTATGCAAAATTCCTATCACGCAATGACATTATAGTTGCATCAGGTGGCACGCTAACTAAATTTAGTGGTGTGCCAGGTTCAAGTGAAATTACCTATCAGGCAGTTGAATTTGATATTTCAGATTATCAAATGATTAATAAAGTTACAGTGACTAGAACAGGTGGTAATGCTCAAACCGCTAGTGATACCGCAAGCATAGATGATTATTTTCAACATAGCAGGGTTAGATCAGGCATTATGGAAACTGATGCTAGTGCCTTAAATCAAGCCCAAATGATCATTGCATCCCGAAAAGAACAAGGTGTGAACATACAACTTAATTCATTAACCGTTGATGCTTATGGTCAAAACGATCCTAGCCGGGTATTAGCCGCTTTGAATTTAGATATGTTTGATCCAATCCAGGTTACTCAAACCTTACCGGCAGGCAATGTGGTTACAGATAGCGTAATTGCAGGCCTTACCTATCAGATAACACCAAAATCTTTTCTTGTAACCTTTACTTGCGCTCAGCCTTTTGCGGTAGGTTTTTTGCTAGACTCTACCGTTGATGGAGTTTTAGATCAAGATTCTTTGGCTTATTAGGGAGTATGGATAGATGTCAATTCAATCTTTTAGCGTAGGGCAGGTTCTTACCGCCGCCCAGGTCAATGCCTTACAGACTAATGATTACAATCAAACTGTTAGCAATAAAACTGCTTCTTATACTTTAGTGGCTACAGATAAAGGCACTAGAATAGCAATGAACAGTACAAGCGCAACAACAATAACGGTCAATACAAGTTTATTTTCCGCCGGTGACACTCTTTTTATACAAAACTTAAATACAGGTGTTAGCACTATTACCGCCGGAACTGCAACTGTTACAACTAGTGCAAGTTTAGCATTAGCGCAATGGGAAGGCGGAACTTTATATTTTACTAGCGCATCAGCCGCTATTTTCTTTAAGTCAGCCGGTGCGGCCGCAGGCGGCGGTGGCAAAGTATTACAAGTAGTAAATGGTTCAACTACTACCGCTGTTAATATAACAACTTCAACAGCAACCGATACTGGCTTAACTGCAACAATTACACCTACATTAAACACTTCTAAAATATTAGTTTTAGTAAATCAAACGGTAGCAGTAGAACGAGCAAGCGGAAATAATACTGGTGTTAGACAAACATTATTAAGAGGTTCAACTGTTATTGGTGGAACTGCGTCAAGTAGAACGCTTTCATTAGGTGATATAGTTGGCGCAACTGGAGTTTATTTTACGGGCATTATTCCATACAGTATTTTAGATGCACCTGCTACTACTTCAGCCACTACTTACAAAACACAAGGCTCTTGTCCGGTCAGTGCTGCAGATACAGTTAATTTCCAACCAGCGTCAATAGTGTCTTCAATCGTATTACTAGAAATCGGTGCATAATGAATTACTTAGTTAAAGCAATTAGAAAATTAAAGCCAACTGCGGAGTTTTCTTTTACAAATGATGATTACTCAACTATTAAATGGGATGTACTTGATGGTAAAGCACCTACACAGGCTGAAATTGATGTAGCAATAGAGCAGGTTAAGGCAGATGAAATAGTGCAAGCCAAAACAAAGGCAGATGCTAAAGCGGCTTTGTTAGATCGTTTAGGTATTACAGCCGAAGAAGCCAGGTTATTGCTTTCATAAGCATGTAAGTAATGGCAACAATCAGAGAACTCACTAGCCCTAATGGATGGCCGGCTAGTGAGGATCGTAAGGCGTTAGGTATTGAATCCTTTACAGTACCGGGTACAAAAATTAAATTTGCATGTGCCAAAGCCGTTGCACCTTTACTTGTTAATTTTGCTAAAGAGTTTCATGAGTTAGTAGAACCCATTGATCAAGGCCAATTAGATGATTGGGGTTTTGCCTTCCGCATGACTAGGGGATCAGAGAAGGTATTAAGTAACCATTCATCCGGCACTGCCATTGACCTAAATGCAATTAAGCATCCTTTGGGCAAGTCAAATACATTTACTAGAGAACAAAGCAATATAATTATCCTGTTAATAACTAAATACGGTTTGGCCTGGGGCGGCAATTACAAGAAGCGTAAAGATGAAATGCACTTTGAGATTGCGTTAGATCATAATAAAGTTAAAGGGAAAATTAAAGAGTTAGGATTAGAATGACAATTAATAAGAAGCAAAAAGAGATTTTTAAGTCATACCTAAGAAGCGTAGCGGTTGCAACAGTTACAACAGTGTTGGCATTAGTCGCTGATGTTCGCCCTGAATTGGCAATTTTAGCCGGTGCAGTAGTAGCCCCTTTGATGCGCTATCTTGATCCGCAAGATCAAAAATTTGGCATAAATAGCAAATGACCGCAAACGATAAGATGGCATTAGTCGTATCTATTGTCACAATTATTGGATCATTTATTGCTTCAGTGCGTTGGCTAGTGAAGCATTATTTAAGTGAGTTAAAGCCTGATGGCAACGGTGGCCATAATTTAGAAGGCCGGGTTGCGCGTATAGAAGAGAAGTTAGACACGCTATACCAAATTCTTATATCTAAGTAACTAAATCAGCCCTATCCCTTACCCTATTGCCATGAAGATGTGCGTGGTTGTACCCAGTAGGGGTAGGCCTGAAAATGCCGAAAGGTTAGCCCAGGCGTTCAAAGATACCGGGGCAGAAGCCGACCTTTATATTGTCATAGATAATGATGATCCTAAATGGAATGAGTACGCCAAAAGTGAAAACTATAAAAAATTACCGGCGGATAATAAAACAGGTGGTTGTGCTAAATCTCTTAATACCGGTGCAGTTCTTCTTTTGGATATTACTAAATATCCTTTATATGATTATTTTGTTTTCATGGGTGATG